CGACCCGGCCCCCGGGCTCGCCCGGCACGCTCGCCGCGCACGACAAGCGCCGCGTGCGCTCGTTCGTCGCGCCGCACATTCCGCACGACGACGTGGTCCTGCCCGAGGAAGTCTCCGGCCTGCGCGCCTTCGGCTCGGAGACCGAACTCGAATCGGTCGCAGGCGTGATCGCCGAGCGCCTGGAGACCATGCGCAACAAGCATGCGATCACCCTCGAACACCTGCGCATGGGCGCGCTCAAGGGCCAGATCCTCGATTCGGACGGCAGCGTGCTCTACGACCTGTTCGAGGAGTTCCGGATCGCGCAGCAGCACGTGCCCTTCCAGATCGACAACCCGAACAACGGCACCGACGTCAAGCAGAAGTGCATCGAGACCTTGGCGCTGATCGAGGAAGGCCTGCTCGGCGAGTTCATGACCGGCGCGCGCGTGCTGTGCTCGCAGGAGTTCTTCGCGGGGCTCACTTCGCACAAGGACGTCAAGACCGCCTACGCGCAGTGGCAGCAGGGCGCGGTGCTGATCAACGATGTCCGCAAGGGCTTCAGCTTCGGCGGTCTGGTGTTCGAGGAGTACCGTGGCAAGGCGTCCGATCTGGAGGGTACCGTGCGCCGGTTCATCGCGCCTGGCGAAGCGCACGCTTTCCCGATCGGCACGCTCAACACCTTCGGTACCTACAACGCGCCGGCCGACTTCAACGAGACGGTCAACACGCTCGGCCGGCCGGTGTACGCCAAGCTCGATCCGCGCAAGTTCGAGCGCGGCACCGACCTGCACACGCAGTCCAACCCGCTGCCGATGTGCCTGCGGCCGAGCGTGCTGGTCAAGCTCTCGATCAACTGAGAAGTCCCCCATGACCACACACGAAGGGCTGGCGGCAGCGCCGCCGGCCGGGGATCGCTTTGTCCGCGCGATCGACCGCGTGCTGATCCACGAGGGCGGCGACGCCGACGATCCGCGCGATGCCGGCGGGCGCACGCGCTGGGGCATCAGCCAGCGCACGTATCCGACGCTCGCCATCGGCAAGCTCACGCGGACGGAGGCGATCGCACTGTACCGGCGCGACTTCTGGACGCCGCTGCAGGGCGATGCGTTGCCGCCCGCACTCGCATTCCAGGCGCTCGACGCCGCGGTGAATCACGGCGTCGGCCGCACGGTGCGCTGGCTGCAGCGGTTGGCCGGTGTGCGGATCGACGGGCAACTCGGGCCGGTGACGCTCGCGGCCCTGCGTTCGGCCGATGAGGCGTCGCTGATCGAGCGGCTGCTCGCGCTGCGTCTGGACCTCTATGCCGAGCACGACCGCTTCCCGGTGTTCGGCCGCGGCTGGACGCGGCGGATAGCCGAGAACCTGCGGTACGCCGCGCGGGATCTGGCGTGAGCAGCCCGCTCGATCCGGCCTTCGAGGCCGCGCACGACGCGTTGTTCGCGGTGTTCGGCGAGCCGGCCATTGTGCGCCGGGGACGCCGGCCGCCGGTGCCCGTGCGGGTGGTGATCACCTACAACGTCACCGAACTGGGCGACTACAGCCAGGGCCTTGCGCGGGTCACCACGGTGAAGTTCCGCAACACCGAGTGGCGACCGCGCGCGGGCGATGCGCTGCACGTGCCCGGCGGCCGGTTCCGGATCGATCACATTGTGGTCGACGACGGCTTCGTGACCGAAACGGTGCTGCATGGCTGAGACCCCGATCCCGTGGGCGATCCTCGAAGTGGTGCAAGCGCGCTTGCGCACCCTCCGCAAGGCGGGTGGTTATCGCACCGATGCCGGCCGTGATGTGCGCCTGGAGCCCGCGCCGTTCGATCCGGGCGATGCCGCCCGCATCACGCTCTATCCGCTGACGATGCTGTATCCAGAGGACGCGCGCTCGGCAAGGGAGCGCGAATTCACTTTCGTCGTCGAGGCGCTGGTGCCGGTACGGATCGACAACGCCCAGCAGCGCATCGTCGAGACCATCGCCGACATCGAGGACGCACTGGACGGCTTCGCGCAGGCTCCGCTGGCGCTGCCGCTGCAGTTCCAGGAGTCGATGCTGCTCGACCGGCCGGACGGTGTCGCCGCGATGGCGGCACAGGTGCTGTTCGGCTCGCGCTATCGCCGGAGCGTGCTGCGATGACCGCGTTCTTCCACGCCGATCTCGACGGCCTGCTGGCCGCCTCGCGCAATCTGACCGTGTTGTCCTCGCGATTGCCGATCCTGCACACGCGCGCTCTCGGCACCTTGCGCCGACGGCTGCCCGTGCAAGCCCGTCGCGATATCCAGGCCGAGTACCAGATCGGTGCTCGCCGCGTTGCCCAGGACCTTCGCGCCGACCCGACCGACGACGGTCTGCGTCTCGTTGGGCGGTTCCGCGGCATCGGCCTGCGGAACTTCGCGGCACGGCAGACCGCACGCGGTGTCACCGCCGCGATCGTCCGCGGCAAGCGCAGCCTGCGCGAGCACGCCTTCCTGGGCGTGGGCGTGAATCGCAACGCACAGGTGTTCCGCCGCGAAGGCCCCAAGCGCCCGATGCAACAAGGCCGCTATGCCGGCAAACGACGCCAGCCGCTGGTGGCCGAGTACGGCGCCACCGCCGCGCAAATGCTCGCCAAAGGCCGCCGTCCCGAGCGATTGGTCGACTACGCCCGCGGCGTGCTCGCCGCCGAGTCCGAACGTCTCCTGCGGCTCGCCGCCGGAGCGTCCGCCCCATCTTCCCCCGACGCACCACGCACATGAAAACCATCCGCCTTTACCACCCCCACACCCATGAGGGCATCGCCTATGACCCGCCGCCCGAAGGCATCGTACTCAACGTCAACGACGCCGATGCCGAGCTGCTTGAGGCGTGGGGCCTGACCACGCCGCCGCCTGCGCTCACGGACGCACCGACCGCGTCCGACGCCGACGTGCCCGTCGAAGGCGCATCACCCCCACCGACCGGCACCGCGCCCGCGCCGCGCCCTGACCGCCGCGCGCGCGCCACGGCCGATCCCACCTCCACCGAACCGGCCGTCGACACATCGGCCAGGAGCGTCTGATGCAGGACTTTTCGTTCCAGGGAAAACTCTATCTGGGCACCCGCCTGCCTGGCGGTCGCCCCGGCGCGTTGCGCTGGGTGGGCGATGCCCCCAAGTGCGATCTCACCCTCAAGACCGAGACCGAGACCCGCAAGGAGTCCTACTCGGGCAATCGCCTGACCTCGGCCGTGCTGCAGAAGGGCAAGGAGGCCGAACTCACCGTCGCGATCAACTGGGCCGATATCGACAATCTGCTGCTCGGCCTGTACGCGAGCAAGGCCTCGATCGCCGCCGGTACGGTGACGGGCGAAGCGTTTCCGCCGGGGCTCGCTGCGAATGACGTGATCGCGCTCGACCACACCACGATCAGTCAGTTCGTGCTCACCGACGGCAACGCCGCCCCCGCGACGCTGGTGGCGAACACCCACTACCGGATCGAGAGCATCCGCGCGGGTCTGATCAAGCTGCTGAACCTCGCTGCGTTCACTCAGCCGCTGCGCGCGGCCTACCGCTACGGCGCGCGCACCAGCGTGGCGATGCTCACCACCCCGGCGCCCGAACGCTTCCTGTATCTGGACGGCACCAACTCGCTCGACAACGCGCCGGTGCAGGTGCGCCTCTACCGGGTGCAGTTCAATCCGGTCTCCAACCTCGGCCTGATCCACGAGTCGTTCGGCCAGTTCGAGCTGACCGCATCGGTGCTGTTCGATGCCGAGGCCGCCGCCGACCCGCTGCTCGGCGGCTTCGGTCGGCTCGATCTGCCGGAGGTGGTCTGATGGCCACGAAACTTCCCGCAGCGCCCGCATCCGACACCGCCGCTGCCGACGACCTCGCGATCCTGCATCCGGACCGCACGCTGGTTCTCGGCGGTCGCACGGTCGTCCTGCGCGAGTACGGTTTCTTCGAGGGCCTGGACGTCGCAGACCGCGCCTCGGCCTTCATCGCCGACCTGGTTGCCGCAAGCTCCGACGGCGCGCTGCGGTATGCGCAGGTGCGCCGGATGTTCGGACGTCACCGCGCGGTGATTCCCGCGATCGCGGCGCAGGCGGGCGATGTCGAAGTCGCCTGGCTCGAAGCACTGCCGCCGGACGAACTGGAGCTGTATCTCGCGACCTGGTTCGCGGTGAACGCGGCTTTTTTCGTGCGCGAGGTGCTGGCGGAACTTCGCGAGGCACAGCTGCGCGAGGCACAGCTGCTCGCGGCCGGCGCCTCCGCTGGGGCGATCTCTTCGCCCGACTCGCCGCCGCCGGCTGCGGCGACCTCGCCCGACTTGGCCGCATGACCGAGCGCCAGCTCCTCGCGACCTTCGAGGCCGTCGACCGGGGCGAACGTCAGCGTCGCGCGGACTTCATCGAGGACGTGGCCACGGCGGTGTGGGGCGGGGACGCCGCTGAGGCGCGCGTGAAGTCTCTGCGTGGCGGACTGTGATCCAGGTGCCGTGAATCGATCCCGATGAACACGTCCTCATGAACCAGGATTTCGTCCTCAACCTGAAGGTCCGCGGCGACTCCGCGCAGGCCGAGACCAGTCTCGGTCGGCTGCAGACCGCACTGGCCCAGGTCGATCGTGCCCTGGGCCAGGTGCGCGCCGCCGGCCGGGCCGTGACCGTCGATGCGCAGGCGGCGCCCGTCCTTGCCGCGCAGCGTGCGATCACCGCCGAGGTCGAGCGACGCGCGCGTCTAGAGGCCGAGGCGGCGGCCCGCAACGCCGCCGCCCTGCGCCAGCAGGCGACCGAGCAGGCGCGCATCGCCGAACGCCGCGCCGCCTCCACGGCCGTGTTCAGCGCCGCGAGCCCGGAGGAACTGCGCACGCCAGCCGAACGCACCGCGGCCCTGGGTCAGGCGCAGGCCCTGCGCCGCGATGCCGAACTGCGGATGCTGGAGATCAATCGTCGTGCCGACGCGCTCGAAGCGCGCCTGGCAACGACCCGCACCGGGCTCGCCACCGCGACCGCCACCGCGGCGCGCGCGACCGACGTGGGTCGCCGGGCGGTGGACCAGTACGGGATCTCGGTCGGCCAGACCCGGCAGGCGATGCGCCAGCTGCCAGCGCAGATCACCGACATCTTCACGTCCCTGGCCGGAGGCCAGAAGCCGTGGCTGGTCGCGATCCAGCAGGGCGGGCAGTTGAAGGACTCTTTCGGCGGCATCGTGCCCGCCGCCCGCGCGTTGCTCGGCGCGATCACGCCGATGGTCGCGGGCCTCTCCCTGGTCGCGGCGGTGATCGGCAGCGTCGCGGTCGCGACACTCTCCGGCTACCGCGAGACGCAGGCCTACGAGCGTGCGCTGATCGCCAGCGGCAATGCGGCTGCGACCACTGCCGGCCAGCTGCGCGTGGTGAAGGACAGCGTCGGCGGCGCGACCGGCGAGTACGGCAATGCCGAGGCCGCGCTGACCGCGCTGGCCGCCGCAGGCACCGTCGCAGGCGACACGCTCGAAGCCGCGGCACGCGCTGCGGTCGATCTCTCGACCCTCACCGGGGCGTCGATCGAGGACACCACCCGGAAGGTCATCGCGCTGGCGCGCGCGCCGTCCGCGCAGCTGATCGAACTGAACCAGCAGTACCGCTTCCTCTCGGTCGAGGTCTACCAGCATGTCCGCGCGCTGGAAGCGCAGGGGCGCGCGCACGACGCCGCGCGTCTGGCGATCGAGACATTCGCTCAGGTCCATGAGCAGCGCGTGCAGGAAGCCTATGCCCGCGCCGGCTCGCTCGAGCGCGCGTGGATCGCGCTCGGCAAGGTCATCGGCGGGGTCTGGCAGACGATCCGCAACATCGGCCGCGACGATCTCGCGTTCCGGCTGGCGAAGACCACCGACGAACTCGATCGCATCGGCAACGAGTGGCGCGAACTCGGTGGCATCAACTCACTTGATGCGGTGCTGGCCAGCCCCGAGGTCGATGCCGACACCAAGGAGCGCATCCGTTCGCTGCGCCAGGAGCAGGCGACCCTGCAGCCCGAGGCCAACGCCGAACAGGCGAGAGCCGACGCGCAGGCGGCGACGCAGGCCAAGCAAACCAATGCGATCAACGCCCTCGGTCGCGCGCAGGCGGCACTCGGTCAGGATCGTGCGGTCGCCAAGGCGCAGCAGCTGCGCGAACTCGAACGCGACATCGCGGCGCTGCGCGCGGGCGGTGTGACGCAGGTCGAGGGCGTCTCGCTGGCGGCTTTCGAGAAGACCCGTCGCGCCCAGATCGACGCGCAGTTCCAGGCACCGAAGACGCCGCGCGCGCCGAAGCCCAAGGCCACCGACGCAGATCGCGCCCGCGAGTCCGCCGAGCGCGAACTGGAGTCCCTGCGCCGCGAGGTCGCGCTGCTCGGCGAGGCCGAAACCGGCCAGATCCGTGCGGGCGAGGCCGCGCGCCTGCGCTACGAGACCACGCAGGGCGCGCTGAAGGCGATAGCGCCCGCGCTGAAAGCGCAACTCGTCGCCGAAGCCGAAGCCCTCGACAAAGCGCGCGCCGCCGTCGAAACCGAACGCGAACGCAAGGCCGAACTCGAGAAGACCACCCGCGCCTACCAGACGCTGCGCGCCAGCTTGCGCACGCCCACCGAGGTCGCGCTGGAAGAGGCGCGCGCGCAGGTGGCGCTGCTCAATGATGCGCTGCGCGATGGCATCGCGACGAAGACCGAGTACGACCTTGCGATGGCGCGGGTGGCGCGCGAGGCGTTCCGCAAACCCGATGCCGTGCCGGGCGGTCCGGACCTTGGCCAGACCGGCAACGACCTCGCACAGATCGAACAGTCGCGTGTGCGGCTGGAGGCGTGGCACTCCGAGCAACTGGCGCTGCTCGCGCAGTTCCGGTCCGAACGCGCCGACCTCAATGCGCAGTGGGATGCACAGGAACTCGCCATCGAGCGTCAGCACCAGGCCGCACGCGCGCAACTGCAGTCGGCGCAAACGCAGGTGCTGCTCGCGGGCGCCTCCGCCACCTTCGGCCAGCTCGCCGACATCGCCCGCTCCTTCGGCGGCGAGCAGAGCGCGACCTACCGCGCCCTGTTCGCGCTGTCGAAGGCGTTCGCGATCGCCCAGGCCGCCATCGCGCTGGCCCAGAACGTCGCCGAGGCGAGCAAGGTGGGGTTTCCGCAGAACATTCCGATGATCGCCGGGGCGATCGCCCAAGGCGCGACCATCACCGGACTGATCGCCCAGGCGACCTTCAACGGCGGGGGCGGCTATGCCAGCGGCGGCCACGTGCGCGGGCCGGGCACGACGACATCCGACAGCATCCCCGCGTGGCTGTCGGACTTCGAGTTCGTCACCCGCGCCGCCGTCGTGCGCCAGCCAGGCGCCTTGCCCTTCCTCGAAGACTTCAACCGTCGCGGCATGCCCGCGCTGGAAGCCTGGCACGCGCGCCGCTTCGCGGGCGCCGCGCCGCCGGCCGTGTCGCTGCCGCGCGCACCGCGGTTGAACTTCGCCGAAGGCGGCCTCGCACGCGCGGCAGCGGGTCTGAACCCGCAACTCAATCTGCGCCTGATCAATGCGATCAACACCGATGCGCTCGCCGAGTCGATGGCGCAGAGCCGGGGTTTGGAGCAGACCATTCTCAACGTGATCGACCGCAACGGCAGCTTCCTGCGCCAGCGGATCGGGGGGTCCTGATGGCCTACGCCATCGATACGCTGGTCAGGGGCGCAGGCCCGGACGCCCATCTGCAACTGCTCGATGTCCTGCGCGCGCTCGCCGAGAGCGCCGGTTGGACAACGCTGCGCTTCGATGCCTCGGTCCCCGAACGCGAACTGATCCTACGCTCCACCGGCACCACCGGGGAAGAGGAGATCACTGTCGGCTTCAAGGCGTACCAAAATGCCGCGGCGGATTACTACAACCTGCTGGCCGCGACCATGATCGGCTATGTGCCGGCAGCGCCGTTCGAGGCGCAGCCGGGCATCAAGACCAGCGGCGTGCCCTGCCACAACCAGGCGATCTCGGTCTTCCTGACCGCCAGTCCGCGCCGGATCGTCGGCGCCCTCAAGGTCGGCTCGCCGATCTACGCGCACCTCTACGTCGGCAAGGCGCTGGCCTACGCACGGCCGAAGGAATTCCCCTCGCCTCTCGTCGTCGCCGGCCACTTCGATGGCCGCGAGGCGAAGCGTTACAGCGACCTGCACTGGTTCCCGTACAAGGGCCGGCGCGGCAGCAGCGAGGCCGGCTACAACGACGGGTTCCTGTTCCTGCGCGATGCCGGCGGCGCCTGGAAGAAGGTGCAGATCTCGCCGTTCGGCAATGGCCAGGCGACCGACACCACCTACGCCGGCCTGGCGGGCGAGTACGTCGGCCGCAGCGGCACAGGGAACCGATGTCTGGTGCCGGCCGGCACCCTCCACCAACCGCAGCCGCTGGAGCTGTACGACATGAGCTTCGGCGCCTACGACGCCGAAACCCGCACCTATCCCAGCAGCGGCAACTTTTACGGCCTGCTCGATGGCGTGAGCTTCGTCTCCGGCTACAACAACGCTTCCGAGAACGTGCTGCAGCTGGAGGGCAGCTCGGTGGTCGACCAGACCGGCATGTCCGTGCGCCAGGCGGTCGATGCGATCCGCGCCGTCGGCGGTCGCGCCTTCGTCGTCCTGCAGGACGGCGCGCGCACGACCTGGCGCGATTACGTCGCCGTTGAGATGAGCTGATGGCGACTGTCACCGGCCAGGTCGCGGGTTTCGCGGCGCTGAAGACCTTGATCGAAACGACGCTCACCGCGCGCGGCTGGACGCTTGCGAACGGCATTCTTCGTCGCGGCGTCGCTTTCGTGCAGCTTACTGCCAGTGCGAACGAACTGCGCCTGCAGGCGGGTACCGGCCAGGCCGGCGCGGCGCTGACAGGCGCCTGCCCGCAGTCGGTCAAGGTCATGAGTTTCAGCAATGCGCCGATCCAGTGGCCGGCGGAGGCCGTGCTGCATGTCTTCGACACGCCGGACGAGGTCTACGCCGTCCTGCGCTACAACGTCGATCGTCACCAGCACCTGAACTTCGGCGTCTCAACGATGCCGCAGATCGGCGGCACCGGCCTGTGGGCCTCGGGCGCGTTCCGTGGCGATGTCGTCGGCACCTCGGCGACCTGCCGGGTGTTCATCGCCGCCAACAGCGGCACCGATCTCGGTGCGCTGCCCTACGACGGCCCCGGGCTCGGCTTCTTCTTCGCCAGCTCTGCCGGGACCTATCAGAGCAGTGTCATTCACTGCGGTCTCGAAGGCGCCGCGGGCTGGCGCACGACCTATGGCGGCAATCCGGGCGATCTGCTCGGCGTCTCGCACAAGGCCGGCCTGCTGCATGCGCTGCCGTCGCAGTTCAACCAGGCGACCGTGCTGCTGCCGATCGACGTGCTGATGGCGCGACAGGCGCAGGGCCAGACGATCGTCGCCACCCTCGCCCACGCGCGCTACTGCCGGCTCGATCACCTCGACCTGAGCCAGCCGCTGCTCTACGGCCCCGAGCGCTGGCGCGCCTATCCGCTGCACGCGGTCAACCCGGTGCAGCGCAACGGCGCCGGCTGGCCGACGGGGGCGCAGCATTCCGGCAGCTTCGGCGTCGCCCTGCGGGATCTGCCCTGATGGCCGCCTTGACCGGCATCGCGCCTACACCGCGCCTGTTCGGTGCGACCAATCCCGCGCTCTCGCCCGAGTTGAATGCGCTCGGCGAGGCCGCGTTCTCACCGGCCGCGTACCACGGCGTGCGTCTCACTGCCCTCGCGGGGGCCTTTCGTGCGCCGGCCGCACTGCGCTGGCCCACGACCGGGCGACTCGCGCACCGCTTCGCCGAGGATTATTTCGATCGCATCCATCTCACCCCGACCGTGCTCTCGCTCGGCAACGCCGTCTCCGAGCTCACCCGCGAACTCGCGGTGTGGAATGCCTGGCGCACCCACCCGCAGACGCTGGCCGCGCTGCGCCTGGAGGGCGATGTGGGCAGCACCCTGACAGCGCCTGCTGCACTGCCCGTGTTGCTGCGTCCGCTGCAGGAGCGGGTGCTGACCTTGACGGTCGGCCTCGACGGCCCGCCGGTGATTGACGCGGTCGCGGTGCTGACGTTCGCCGATGGCGCGACGCGGTCGATCCGGGTCGACGGCCTGCGCCTGAACGCATGGACGCTGCCGCCCAACTGGTCCGAGCCGCTGACCGAAACGCTCGCCTGGCTCACCGATGTCCAGATCGCCGTCGCCGGCACCGTCACCCGTACACCGCTGCGCGAAGCGCCCAAGCGCTCGTGGGAGTTCGCGGTGCTCGCCGATCGCGTCGAACGCCGCTGGGTGGAACACGCGCTGTTCGACTGGACGGCGCGCGCGTGGGCGCTGCCGGTGTTCGTCGATACGACGCGGCTTGGTGCGACACTGGTCGTGGGCGCGGTCGAGATCCCGGTCGACACCACGGGCCTGGACTTCGCAGTCGGCAGCCTCGCCATGCTCTGGCGTGATGTCGCGACCTACGAATTGATCGAAATCGTGCAGATCGCGAACGGTCGTGTGTCCTTGCGTGCGCCGACGCGCCGCGCGTGGCCCATCGGCACCCGCCTCATGCCCTGTCGCACCGCACGTCTGACCGACGCGCCGGAGCTGCGGCGCCACACCGACCGTCTGGTGTCCGCGCAACTGCGCTTCGAAGCCACCGAGCCCTGCGACTGGTCGCCCGCACTGCCGCCCACACGCTACCGGGGCTTCCCGGTGCTGGAGCACCGCGGCGACGAGCGAACCGATCCGGTCGCGGGCTTCGCCAGGCGCTTCGATCTGCTCGACGGCGAGGTGGGGCGCACGCAGGCCGATGATTTGTCGGGGCTGGCGTGGACAACGCAGTCGCATGCGTGGCGGTTGTTCGGCCGCGCGGAACGCGCCGCACACCGCAGCCTGCTCTACGGGTTGCAAGGCCGGGCCGAGGCGCTGTGGCTGCCGACCTGGACCGACGATCTGGAAGTCATCGAGACCATCGGCGAGACCGCGCTCACTCTCACCGTCGCGGCCTGCGGCGTCACCCGCAGCCTGCGCCAGCAGGCGGGACGTCGCCACGTCCGCATCGAACTGACCGATGGCGCGGTGTTCTACCGCGCCGTCGAAGCATCTTCAGAGATGATACGCGCCAACGGCGATGACGCCGAACGATTGCGCATCGACATCGCGCTAGGCCGCGTTGTCGTCCCCGAACAGATCCGGATCGTCTGCTGGCTCGCGCTGGTCACGCTCGCGGGCGATACGGTCGAGCTGCGCCACCACGCCGACAGCGACGGCCTGCTCGACTGCGCCGTGTCCTTCGCCGGGATTCCGGCGGAAGAACCCTGACGCCGCACGCATGCCCCTGCTCTCGCGCGAGATCGAGCTGTACGACTTCTCGATCGGACTGCACCACTGGCGCTACACCGATGCCGGGCGGCAAGCGATCGTCGAAGGCCAGCGCTACGCCCCGGTCGCGCTCACCCGCGGGCGCATCGCGCAGTCGGCGGAGGAGTCGAAGAACGCGCTGGAGATCACCGCGCCGCTGGATCTGCCGCTGCTGAACCTCTTCCGGCCGGTGCCGCCGGGGCTGCGCCTGCGCCTGGACCTCAAGCGGGTGCGGGTCCGCGACGGTCAGGTGCGCCTGGGCTGGACCGGCTTCGTGGCCGACCTGGACGAGACGCAGAGTCTCGCCAAACTGCGCTGCAACTCGCTTGCCGCCGCGGTCGAGACCCTCGGCTTGCGCCGCAGCTGGCAGTCGAACTGCCCGCTGGTGCTCTACAGCCAGGGGCCCGGCCTGTGCAATGCCGATCCGGACGCACATGCGGTGCCGGCGGTGCTCGGCGACGCCACCGGCTACACGGTCACGTCCGCAGCGTTCGATACGTTCGACGACGGCCACTTCGACGGCGGCGTCTTGCAGTGGACGGCGACGCTCGGCATCGAACGCCGCTTCATCGTTCGCCACATCGGCGCGACGCTGCGCCTGCTGACCCCGGCCGCGCTCGCGGCAGACAGTCACGTCCTCGCATTCCCCGGCTGCGACCGCACCCTGGGGCCAAACGGCTGCCCGAAATTCCGCAACGAACTCAACTACGGCGGCCAACCGACCCTGAAAGGGATGCGCAATCCCTTCGGCAACGACCCGGTCTTCTGACGCTTCCCCTTTCCACGCACCGCCAGGCGCGACCGCGCCGGATGGCGGCTGCGCGTTCGCCGCGTCCCGCACTCCGCGCTCCGTACCTCGCACAACAGGAACCCGTCCACGATGTGGATCTATGTCGTCGTGCTGATCCTCGCCATCGCGCTCAGCGTCGCGATGCGCCCCAAACCGCAATCGGCCAAGCCGCCGTCGCTCGCCGACTTCTCGGTGCCGACCGCCGAAGAAGGCCGTGAGGTCATGGTGATCTTCGGCGAGGTGTGGGTGGACGATCCCAACGTCCTGGCTTACGGCGATCTGCGCACGACGCCGATCAAGGCCAGCGGAGGCAAGTGACCGTGCCGTCAAGCAGCGGGCTTTCGATCAGCCGGCCGTCGAACCACGGCCTGCGCATCCACCTGCGCCACGTGCGCGCGATCGATCCGGCGAGCGGGCCGCTGTGTACGCCGGGCATTCGCGTCTGGTGCCGGCAGCACGGCATCGATCTGCGCGCGCTGTGCGCGGACGGCATCGCCGTCGACGACTACCCCCACCTGCACGACGATCCCTTCGTCGCACGCGCGATCGCGCTGGCGCACGCAGACGCCGGGGCACCATCCGAGGCGGACCCGCTGTGAGCTATCGAACCCTCTACGCCTTCTGGATCGCGCTCGCGGCACTCGCCTCGATCGCCTCCGGCGTCGCGCTGTTGTTGGCCGACGAACGCACGTTCGGCATGTTCGGAATCGCCGCAGGCGCCTTCCACGTGCTGTGGGCGCTCGATGTCCCTGCACGGCTGCGCGGGCGCTGGCGGCGGCGTCCGATCGTGATTCCGACGCTGCGCCCGGTGGTGGTCTCGCCGCCGCGGCGTGGCTTCGCACAGCGCCTGCGCGCCTGGGGCCGTCGCCGTGGGTAAGTCGAGCAAGCCGACCATCGGCTATCGGCACTTCATGTACCTGTACATGGGCGAGTCGATCGGTCCGAACGACTACCTCGCGGGGGTGAAGGTCGGCGGTCAGACCGTGTTCGAGGGCGAACGCGCCGGCAGCGGCACATTCGCAATCAACCTGCCGCAGCTGTTCGGCGGCGACAAGAAGGAAGGTGGCCTCGTCGGCACCCTGCAGATCCGCATGGGCGAGCCAGACCAGATGCCGGTGCCCTATCTGCAGCAGCAGGTGCCGGGGCCGTGGCCGGCGGCGCGCGGTCTGTGCACCACGCTGTACCGCGGAATGGTCGGGGCGATGAACCCCTACCTGAAGCTCTGGGCCAAGCGCTGGGGGCGCTTCGTGCAGGGCTGGTCGACACCGGTGTGGCAGCCACAACTTGCGCGCATCGGTCGCGGCATGAACGCCGCACATATCCACTACCAGTGCCTCACCGATACGGTGTGGGGCTGCGGTCTGGATCCCGCCTTGATCGATGGCGAGAGCTTCCTGCGCGCGGCCGAGCAGTTGCACGACGAAGCGTTCGGGCTGTGCCTGGGCTGGCGGCGGGGCGACTCGATCGGGAATTTCCTGCAGACGGTCAACACCCACGTCGGTGGGCTGTGGGCCTTCGATCCGATGCGCGGCCAGTTCGTCTACCGGTTGTTCCGGCCGGACTACGATGTCGCGACGTTGCCGTTGCTCGATGAGACCAGCGTGCTGGCCCTGGAGAGCTGGCAGACGCCGCTGCTCGATGGTTCGGTGAACGAGGTCACCGTGCTCGGACGCGACTGCGTCTCCAATCTGGAGATCGCCGCGACCTTCCAGAACATGGCCAATGTGCAGGCGCAGGGCCGCGTCGTCGCCGACCGGCGCACGTTGCCAGGTCTGTGGAACCGAAGTCTGTGCGAGCGCGTCGCCGCACGGGAAACCAGCGCCGCCAGCAGCCTGCTGCAGCGGATCAAGCTCACCGTCGACCGTCGCTGGTGGGGCGTGAAGCGCGGCGACGTGCTCGCGCTGTCCTGGCGGCGCAAGGGTGTGCAGCGCATGCCGGTCCGGGTGCTGGAGGTGGACGAAGGGACGCGCACCGACGGCGCACTCGCGCTCACGCTGGTGCAGGACATCGACGGCATGGCCGCGACCACCTACCTGCGGCCGGTGATCGGGCCATGGACGCCACCGGACACGCGCCCGCTGCCGCTGCCCGCGCAGCGGCTGGTCGAGGCCACGTACCGCGATCTCGCTGGACGACTGCGCCCGGCCGATCTGGCGCAGGTCGAGGACGATGCCGGGTTCGTGGTCGCATTGGGTGCGAGACCGAACGGGTCGGCCTACGGCTACGCGCTGATCACGCGCACCGCAGGTGCGGGTGCAGGTCCATTCGTGGAGGTGGCGGGCGGGGACTTCTCGGCCACAGCGACGCTCGCAGCTGCGCTCGGGCCAACCGATACGGTGGCGACGCTGGCGGACATGCACGACCTGGACCTCGTCACCGTCGGCAGTGAGGCGCTGATCGACGAGGAATTGGTGCGGATCGACGCCATCGATCTCGTCGCCGGCACCTTGACGATCGCACGCGGCTGCGTGGACACGGTGCCCGCGTCCCACGCACCGGGCGCACGCCTGTGGTGCACCGATACCTATGTCGGCGCCGATCCCACCGAACATCTGGCGGGGGAGACCATCGAGGCGAAGCTCCTCACCCGCACCCAGCAGGGCACGCTCGATCCCGCGCTCGCACCGATCGCGCAGGTTCAGCTCGACGCCCGCCATGCCCGGCCGTATCCGCCGGGCCGGCTGCGGATCAACGGCGCCGCCTGGCCGCCGACGGCCTTCGCCCGCCTGGACCTCGCCTGGGCGCATCGCGACCGTGTGCTGCAGGGCGACCGACTGGTGGAGCACGAGGCCGGCAGCATCGGCCCCGAGCCGGGCACGACCACGACCGTGCGCGTGCTGCATGCGCTCAGTGGCGCGGTGCTGCACGAGACCAGCGGGCTCGTCGGAACGCAGCACAGCGTCGAGCTGCTGCTGGCGAACGATGCTCCCCTGCGGATCGAGGTCGAGAGCCGGCGCGGCGCGCTCCCCTCGCGCCAGCGGCACATCCGGACAATCGCCTGCGAGTGCGGCGAAAAGCTCGCGAACGCAGACTTCGACACGCAGGCTGCGTGGACGCTCGGCCCCGGCTGGTCGATCACTGGTGGCGCTGCGGTCAAGGTCGCAGGCACCGCCACCGATCTTGCGCAGCCCTTCGCCTTTGTCGACGGCGCGCTGTACCGCGTCGAATTTCTGTTGGCCCAGGTCACGGCCGGCTCGGTGCGCGTCGGCCTCGTCGGCGCCACAGCCATCGATAGCGCCCCGCGCAACGCGAGCGGCACGTTCGTCGAGTCGCTGATTGCAAGCACCCACACCGCGCTGCGCATCGCCACCGACGCCGCCTTCGCGGGGCGCATCGAGCGCGTCAGTCTGCGCCGCCTGGCGTAGTCGGCGCGCGGAATCTGCGCCTGACCTGAAGCCTGTACGAGAGGTGTCCCGTAGTCGCGCTGCGACATCGATCGACGCTTGGCTTCTGCCGCACACAGCGCGTTCATGACTTCGTCGACTTGCCGACGCACCCAAGGAAACCACCGATGCCCACCATGTCGCTCGCCGAGCCCTACACCATGAACATCAGCATTGTGCGAACGCCACGCGTGCTGCGGTTGGGCCGTCGGAAGATTCGCGTCGAGCAGCTCGGCGCCAGCCTTCCCTTCGCGCGCAAGCCCAGCTCCCTTCGCGAGATGTGCGCCACCGGCGAGTACCGCATCTACATCACCGAAACAGTCCAAATGACGGTTGCAGAGTTCGACGATTTCGCGGATGACCTGAGCCGCCCTAGGGCGTGGCTGGCAGGCAAGGGTGGCAACGCCGCCGACGGTCGCCTGTGTGTCGAAGTCCACGCACCCGGACGCCCCTACCTCTACGTCGATCCGGCCGGCTGCGACGACGCACGGTATGTCGCGAGGCTCGGCTGACCGCACACCACAGACGGGAGCGACCGGCTCCCGCCCTTCCCCACGCGCATCGCCGCAATGGCGATGCGCCCATCGGACACGGAGGACTTGCCATGAAGGCAGTCGAGAACACCATCGCGCGGATCGCCCGCGTCACCCTTGGAATCGAGTCGCTGGACACCCGTGGGTCCGACCGACTGGACTTCCATGAAGTCTTCGTCGAACGCTTGCGAGACGCGCTCGAAGCAGCCTATCGAGCGGGCGTCGAGCATGAACGAAAAGCCGCGACCGGAAGGGCGGCTGACCGGTGAATTTTTTGCGGTACGCGCTTGGCTTCGAGCGCGAACAGCGCGTACATGCTCACCCCGACACGGACATCGAACGCCCATGAAGCAGGTCCCGACCCCACAGGCCAAGCGCGTCAAGGAATTCTTCCTCGCCTCATTGCTCGTCCGGGTTCCCGGCAAGCGCGGACGCCACGCGTGGCGCCGGGAACTGCTGCGCGCAAGGACTCCACACGCATTGCACCGCCAGCTCGCCGGGCGCAAGCACATCGCCTACGCCAGCAATGGCGTCGAAGTCATCCGGATCGAACTGATCGACACCGGCACAACCCTGCTGGCGCCCATCGCCGATGGCGCTGAAGTGGAGCCGCTTGAACAGCTACTGGCACGGATTGCCGCCAACCCGCTGAGCTTCGTGTGGTGAGCGCGGAATCTGCCGTTGGCGCCTCGACGAGGCGACTGCCTGTACCACGCTTGTCTACCATCGGCAGGAGCAGATCTTCGGCTTGGCTTCCAGTCGCGACAGCGCGTTCATGTGTCCACACCCGCCGCAACGGAGCAAACGCATGGACAGTCGAGCCGACCATCTGCTGGAGCAACTCGCGATCGAGCAAGGGGCAGATGCCCTCGAAAACGTGCGCAGGGCGTTCGAACGCGCTGCAGAGGAACTGGCGCATTACCAGCAGCGGTACCGTGACGCTGAGACGCTCAATGACCGCGCCAGCGTGCTCAACTGGGCCATCGGCTACGCTGCGGGCGCGACGGGCAGCAACATGCGCCTCGACATGGTCGCTGGCGCACAGGTGGCACTCGGCAAGGCTGCGGCGCGGGCTGCCAACTGAAGGGAGCGATTGAAGGCGGCGGCAGGACGCAAGATCCCGCGGGCCTGGACGATGCGGCTGCGTTGGTCGAGTGGGGCCAACGCAACTGTCGCCGATCACCGCCGCCACCGTCCAACTGAACATCGTCCAAGACCCAGAGGGCGCTTCGGACGGTAGATGCCAGCGTCATGCAGACAAGAGGTCCCGGCCAACGGGACAGGACCCAGCCCCGGTACGCAATGCGTACCGGTGCTTCTTTTCGTTTTCTGGTGGGGTGTGGTGACCGTGCAGCCGAATGCGCTCCAAGACGGCGCACAGGCGATGCGCAATGTCCCAGAAGCAGTACCTTCCAGGCATGGCGACGCGATCCATGAGGGCGACCCGAAGGATGACCCGCTGGAGTCCATCGGCTTCACGGGGGGCCGAAGGGGCGCGCCAGAAGGCGTATCCCGAAAAGCCCATCACCGGCCAGACCATTCGTCGCTCGCTGCGCGCCCGGCAGGCGTACAGCGACCGGGCGGAGCGCGGGGTGGTCTACGACCCCGCTCTGCGGCGGCGGGTCGCGGAGGAGGAAGGCATGGGGATCGAGTAGACGTGACTCATGCCATTTTCTTTGTCTCGATCCTCAGCATAGATTCGGACCGTGCCTCGCAGCGGCCGTCATTCAGTGGCTTGTGAGTCGGGAAGCGCTGTGCTGCTGATCGTCAGAAGTTAATCAGACTTAGGACAAGCCCCGCTAAAGCGGAGGCGGCGATGACGCGCATGACGCTCTGCTTCCAGCGGAACAAGGCCCATGCTGAAATGACCAGAAGTGCCGCTGCGATCCAATCGAACGTGCCGGTACGGCCATCCGGCCAGAGCACGTGATAGCCGAAGAACAGCGCAAGGTTGACGATGACGCCGACCACCGCTGCGGTGATCGCGGTCAGCGGCGCAGTCAGCCGCAGATTGCCGCGCGTGGATTCGACCAGCGGCGCTCCGGCGAGGATGAACACGAACGAGGGCAGGAACGTAAACCAGGTGACCAGGATCGCTGCCGCCGCCCCCGACAGGAAGGTTGCGTCCCGGCCGAAGACCGGATCGGCATAGCCGCCAAGGAAGCCCACGAAGGCCACCACCATGATCAACGGCCCCGGGGTCGTTTCGCCGAGCGCCAGGCCGTCGATCATCTGCGCGGGCGACAGCCAGCCGTAGCGCTCGACGGCGCCCTGGTAGACGTAGGGCAGGACGGCGTAGGCACCGCCGAAGGTCAACAGCGCCGCTTTGGTGAAGAACACGGCCATCCGCGTCAGCGTGTGGTCCCAGCCGAGCGTCGCTGCCAGACCTGCTACCGGAAGGGCCCACAGCAACGCGCCGCACGCCACCACGCGCGCCAATCGCCACCATGAGAAGCGCGCATGGTCCGCGACCGGCGTCGCATCGTCGATCAGGGCGCGTCCGGCCGGCCGCTTGCCGACCGTGCCGTGGTCGCCCCCGAGGACGAAGGTCGCGGGCGAGAAGCGGCCTCCCACATAGCCGACGAGCGCCGCTCCGGCCACGATCGCCGGGAACGGCAGGGACAGGGCGAATATGCCGACGAACGCCGCCGCCGCGATGCACCACAGCGCCGGATTTTTCAGCGTCCGCGATCCGATGCGGTATGCGGCATGCAGCACGATGGCCGTCACGGCGGGCTTGATGCCGTAGAACAGCCCCGCCACGACCGGCACGTCGCCGAAGCGCAGATAGATCCACGACAGGGCCATCAGGATGAACAGCGACGGCAGCACGAACAGCGCGCCCGCGACGATGCCGCCCCAGGTGCGGTGCATCAGCCAGCCCATGTAGGTGGCCAGCTGCTGCGCCTCCGGCCCCGGCAACAACATGCAGTAGTTCAGTGCGTGGAGAAAGCGGCGTTCCGACACCCAGCGCCGACGCTCCACCAATTCCTCGTGCAGCAGCGCGATCTGCCCGGCCGGGCCGCCGAAACTGATCCAGCCCAGCTTGAACCAGAAGCCGAGCGCATCGCGAAACCCCATCGGGTGTGGCGCCTCTCCGGGATCACCTGCTGTAGCCGTTTCTTTCGCTGTCATTGCGGTTCTCCCTTCGTGAGGCATGCCCCGCGTGCATCCCTGCAGGGACACCTGCAAATGAGCGACGTGTGGCGGGCGGTTGCATTTTGCCGTCTCGGCTTGGTACGTCTCGCCAGTTCTCTTTGCATGAAAAAGACCGCGCCATCACTGCCGGCACCGTAGTCCGGAGAGACTATCCGAACCGGCTTGCCGATGAATGACCGCCGGCGAAGCATGGACATTGTGACGCGCTCCACGGCATGGCTACGGGGCGCTCCTCCAGAGGCAAGGGCTGGCGAGTCCACGCCCGAGCGGCTGTGGTGACGGGGCGGCATACAGCGCCGACCCGCCGGACGAGGCCAGGCAGTACGCTCGGTGCTTGAATCGGGGTGCTACCGTCGGAAGGCCTAAGGGCGCGCCCGCCCTGCGGGCCTTCAATCGTTAACGGTGCTGTATGGGGACATCGCAGGCCGTTAACACACATCCTACGGATCAGCACTCAAGGAGTTTCATCATGTCGATGTATCTGTCTCGTTCCGCCTGCGCGTCGCTTGCCCTGCTGGCCAGCTCGACCCTGTTTGCTTCGCCCGTGTGGGCGAAATGCGGTTGTGTCGGGGACGGCAATTGGAATCAGGTCGCATCGAGCGGCTTGGGCGAGTCTTTCCCGGAAGCCGTCGATCTGGCCGCCGACCCCGCGTGGCAGGTGTACGAATTTCACCGCGATGGCGTCAAGTATGTGCAGGTCAACGACGCTGGCGGCGCGGTGCGCGCGGCGGCGGGACGGATCGGCGGTACCGCCTGGGTGATGCCGATCGGCAGCGACGCCGACCGCGTGGCCCTGCCCGGCGACGGCGTGCCGGCCGGCGTGCCCAGCCTGTTGTACCGCGGCGCGGACGTGGAAGTGCTGCGCTACCAGGACGGCACCACCACCCGCTGGCTGATCCGCCCGCTGGGCGCGACGCAGTGAGTGCCCAGCCCGGGCGCCCGCAAGGGCGTCCGGCGCCCGCAAGGGCGTCCGGCGCCGGCCCGCCGAGCGGCACCATAGGGCACGCTCAGCGCGTGAATCCGGGTGCTACCGTCGAAAGGCCCGAGGCGATAGCGCCGTTCGGGCCTTCAATCGTTAGCGGTGCTGTATGGGGACATCGCAGGCCGTTAACACACATCCTACGGATCAGCACTCAAGGAGTTTCATCATGTCGATGTATCTATCTCGTTCCGCCTGCGCGCCTCTCGCTCTGCTGGCCAGCGCGACGCTGTTTGCCTCGCCCGCGTGGGCGAAGTGCGGTTGCCCGGACGACGGCCGTGATAGCCCGGTCGCCTCGCTTGGCCTGGGTGAGTCCTTTCCGCAAGCGGTCGATCTGGCGGCCGATCCTGCCTGGAAGGTGTACCAATTTGAACGCGACGGCATCCGCTATGTGCAGATCAATGATGCCGGCGGCACCGTGCGCGCGGCGGCCGGACGGATCGGCGGCACGGCGTGGGTGATGCCGATCGGCAGCGACGCCGACCGCGTGGCCCTGCCCGGCGACGGGCTACCCGCCGGCGTGCCCAGCCTGCTGTACCGCGGCGCGGACGTGGAGGTGCTGCGCTACCAGGACGGCACCACCACCCGCTGGCTGATCCGTCCGCTGGGCGCGACGGAGTGACCGCGCAGCCCGGGCGCCCGCAGGGGCGTCCGGGCCTAGGCGGCGAAGCTGGTCTCCTGCTCGGCCGAGGGCTCGTCCATGGACTCGGCCAGCAGCAGGCGAATTCCGTCCGGCCCATGGCGCAGCAGGCCGCCATGGGCCTTCACCCGCGCCTCTAGCAGCAGCCACGCGCTTTCGCCGTGCGGGGTGACGTGCCGCGCATGCGCGGTGGTGATGTGCGCGGAGATGTAGATGCCACGCTTCAGGCGCCCGTGCCAGACGCGCAGGTGCAGCCGGTAGTCCGTCGGCTCCCAGTCCGACAGGTGGTCGATGGCGTGGCACAGGCAGCGGTAGGCCGACACCTGCAGTGCCTCCGAGAGGGTGCGTGGGTCGGTGCGGCCGAAGCGCATGTCCACCACGGCCCCGCTGGCGCGCGACTCGCGGAACATCTCGGTGTCCAGCAGGCCGAACAGCCCGTCGCGTTCGATGCCGATGGGGTAGACCACCAGCGCCTGCAGTTGGAACAGCTGGCGGTGCTCCACGCCGCGGCGGTGGAGTTCCATCGCCGCATGGGCCTTGCCGTTGGCGCGCAGGTCCTTGGCCAGCTGATCGCGCTCGTCGTCCATCAGCACCTGCATGCTGGCGAGCATGATGAGCTGGTCGCGGACAGCGGGTTCATTCGACAGCAGGCTCATACGAGCGAGCTTTAGCGCGTCTTGTTCAGCGATGCCTGATCTTCGGGCGGTCTCATATTGAGACGTAATCCTGCTTCCAAGGAGTAGAAAGATCACTGCAAATATACTGAGGCCGATCTGGGAAAGAAAAACGGTTTCAAAGTGCTTTGGTACTCCCACGTATTCCATCGCTTGAGCGGTCCCAACATTGACGATGAATATGCCGATCGCCGCGCCATGCCAGCCGTGAGAAAACGTCAGCCATGCTGCCGGGATTATCATTAGGAGAAGAGCAATCTGCTCGGAGAGTCCTTCGTCTCCCGGCTGGGCTTCTACAAATAAAAAAAGCGCAAGAATAGCCACGCAAGCAATGAGCGAGTCTCTGCCCATGTTACGGATTCGATAGGTCCGCCACTTTCTGGTCTGCCAAAACAGAAGGGGGAGGACAAACATCAAAATTCCGAGGTAATTACCAGTCACATACTCAACGGCTTTCTCCGCGCTGTCTGGTTGGCGTGGACCTCCTAGAGCGTAGTTGAAGATCGAAGTGCACATGGCCGCCCAGACACTGATGAACAAAGCGGTCAGCGGCATCCAAAAGTGCATATCTCTTGCGTGCCGTAGCTTCAATCTTGCGAGATGCGGGGCGATTGCAACGGACCCAATCAGCAGGATTGGGCCTCCATAAACCCATGCCGTAGCGTACTGATCCAGCTTCGGCAACCGCTGGAAAAACACCGCCGAGGCATCGCCGAGGATCACGAACGGCCAATACCGATACGGCAGAAACAAAAGGCAGGCCGCGCGCAGCCCTGCCGGCAGGAACCACTGATTGAACGAGACGTAGCGCAGCGCCAGGTAGGCGATGCCGTACAGCAGGGCGAGGGCGACGCCCTTCGCGATGTATGTGCCCCAGCGCTTGCCCACATTCCGCTCCCTGTTCCGTGTGTTGTCGCTGTCCTTGTCCGGTGCCGCAAGGCTGGCCCCGCCGGGAGGCCCCGGCCATTCTAGGCCCATCCCGCCCGGTCAAATCCAGCCGATCACGCTGCCGTGGATGCGCAGCTCCGCCAGATCCTCCTCGCTCACGCTCACCCGTTCGATGTCCGCATTGGCCCCGGCCAGCGTCCAGCCGCCGCGCCGCACCAGGATGCGGCGGATGTCCGGGCGGCCCCACAGCGCGCAGGCGTACAGGCCGCCGTCCACCACGTCCTCCGGCCGCTGCGTGGTGATGTCCACCAGCACCAGCGCGTGGCGCTCGATCTCGGGCGCCATCGACTGCGACGGCTGCAGCGTCCAGCGCACGTCCTCGGGCCGGGTCAGCCCCAGCTTGCGCCGGGTGATGGACTCCGGCAGCCAGATGCGCGGCTGGTCTGACGGCCGCCCGAAATCCTCCAGCTCCGACAGCACCACATGCCCCTGCGGCGGCGCATTGCGCCCGGGCGTGGCTTCCGGCAACAGCGCGCCCGCCTGCAGCAGCCGGTCGTAGGACTCGCTGATCTGCTCCGGCAGCAGGCCCAGCAGCCCGGCCACCTTGGGCGCGTGTTCCGCCGGAATGGGCCGACGGCCCGACCGCCACTGCGCCACGCAGTTGTTGCCCACCTTGCCGACGTGCGCAGCGATCACGACGTTGCTCAGGCCGGTGCGCTTCATGGCGTCGAAGAAGGCTTGGGAATACTTGTTCATGGCGTGCGATGGGTGAGCGGGGGTGGCGGATATGCTACAGCACAACCGCCAGCTATTGACATCTGCATTAACGGCGTTAACGATGCTTCCCGAGCCGCCGGCATGCCCGGCCACATCGGAGGTGACCCGTGCGGAGCCGGCAACCGCAGCGGGCCTGGGCTGAGTGGTCGTGAAGGCATGCGGGCCGTTCCGGCCGGCGGTATTGCGGTCGGGGCGCCTTCCCGGCGCACGACATCCTCGCCGCCACCCCTCTGGAGACCCGTATGACCGCAGAGACCAACCCCGCCTTTTCGCCTGTCATGTGCTGGTGCGGCATGGGTGTGCAGATCACGCTCAACGACGACGGCAGCTTCGGCGTGATGGTGGCGTTGGCCGAGGGCCAGACGCTGCAGACCGCCGACGGGCAGGCCATCGCGCCCGACAGGAAAGAGGACGGCGCGCTGCGGTACACGATGCGGGTACTGCCCGAGGCGGCGCAGCCCGGCAAGGGTAAGACGAGGCGCACTGCGCGCAAGGCCGTCGAAGCCCCCCGGCACATGCTCTGACCGGCGCTGCGCTGTGAAGGTCGAGACAGCTGCCGCGACACGCGCACGCATGCGCACGCTACCGCATGCGCTCACAGGCGCACCGCGCACGGCCGAGGGCACGTATCCCCCTGCTCAGGGCGACGTGCTCGACGGGAGGGGCGTCAGCGGCGCCAGACCACGGCGCGCGTTGTCCAACTGGTTCTGCGCGCGGATGGCGTTGACGCAGTTGGGCGTGGCCTCCAGTTCGCCGGGGTTGGCGCGGCACTTGGCGACCATCGCCTGCCGCTCAGGTGCATGGTCCTTGTACCAGTCCACGGTTTGCACCGGTTCCGGGGTGCTGCAGCCGGCCAGCGCAACGCAGGCGACAAGGGCGATCTTCATGTGCATCGGTGGGTCTCCATCGGATAAGGGGCGTGTGTCGTGCCCATGCCGGCGTTCGCAGGCTGAAGCGGGCGCCATGGGCCGAAGGTCTGCACAAGACGCAGGCCGGCGTGCCGGGCGGGCAAGCATTATCGGACGCTCGCGCGCCCCAGGGACGCCGCTTGGGGCGGGTCAGCCGTATCCTATTGCGTGTTGTGGTGGCGCACAACATTTGCTATCTATGTCCCATCGCAGCGCAGGGACGAGCATCTGGTCACCGTGGATTGCAGGGCCGGCGAACGGCTCCGGGTGGCGGATGCCATCGACATCGTGCCGCTGGGCTGGAGCGGGCAGCGGAAAGGCAGGCGCACCCTCGCGCTGTGCGTCGAAGTCCCGGAAGGCTGCGCCATTGCGGGCGCGGACGAGCCCGAGCGCGTGCTCGCGTCGGCGATGGGCAGGCGGCTCCTGCTGCTGTGGCTGCAGGACGGCGAGGCGCTCTGCGTGGACGGATACCGGATAAGCGTGCACAGGCTGCGCGCGCAGGACGGCACGGTACCCCTGCGCAACACCGCGCTCACCGTACACGCGCCCGAAGGCGCCACCGTCACACGCGAGCCACGCGGCGCTGCGCGCCGTCGTGTTGCCGCGAAAGCACAATGAAAGGCAGCCCCCATGCCCGCAATCCCCCGAGACCGACGGCACCCCGCCATCGCGCGCGACTTGCTCTCCTTGCGCCTCCTGCATTCTGCAGGATTGGAGGCGCCATGCTGGTCCTGACCCGCCGCGTGGGCGAAAGCATCCGGATCGGCGACCACATCCGCATCACAGTGCAGGGCAAGGTGGGCGGACATATCACCGTGGCCCTGACCGCACCGGCCGGCGTGAACGTCACCGACGACACCGACACCGCGCTGCTGCCCTGCCGGCGCATCTGGCGCAGGCGCTGCTACGAGGCCACGCTGCTGCTGGGCGACTCCCTGCGCATCGGCCGCGATGTGGTGGTGTGGATCGGCGGCGGCGGGCAGGCCGGGCAGCCGGCCAAGGCCTCCGGCGCCCAGGTGCGCATGGGCATCGACGCGCCGCTGGAGATGGCCGTCCACCGCGAAGAGATCTATCACCGCATCCGCAACGCCCAGTCGGCCAGGCGCAGGGAGTGTGTTTGATTGCGCCCGCGCCAGCATGGACGCGTCATGGACAGAAGGACGCGCATCGAGATCGTAGCCGATCTGGTTATAGCGGTCGCGCGCCTATTCGCAACGCTGCTGCTATTTATCTATACAGAATAGACATGCACAAGTGCGTGACATGAAGCAGATCCCCGCCCCCAGTGAAGAGAGGCATACTAGCCTTCCGTTTGCGCACTCGCCCAGCGCACCGCATGATAGATCTCTAGACATGCACATGCGCGCCTCGAATCGAGGCACTTGATCGGAATGAGTGTCAATCAGAACTGCCAAATCAACAATCGAAGGATGGCTACTCATGATCAGAGAGGTGTGCGCCATACTCGGCAGCGGCTGCGAGATGCTGCGCTTCCTAATGCTGTCGACTCTGCGTTAACGGGGCGATATCGTGGCACGAATGAGCAGTGCGAATTGAGCACGATTAATTACATGGTTTGATTAAAATTCAGTGGCGAACGAAAGGAGGCAATGAAATGGTTCGGATCTTATTTTTTGCAATGGCAATAATCTGCATACCGTTTGGCGATGCATTCGCGACCAGTGCAAATGGATGTGCCTTCGTTGAGCGAAAGGAAATGCCAAATGGCGCAGGGAGTGATTGGGCTAAGCTGCACGAAAAATCACTTTCATTGATCAACAAAGGCGAGCGCATTGAAGCCATGGAGATAGCGGAAAAGGCTCTGCAGGTGGCAGAAAAAAATTCAGGCACTTTCCACCCTGACGTTGCAACAAGTCTCAAGAGAATCGCTTCAATCCACTTGCTCACTGGCGGCGACGCGGACAAGGCGGAGCCGCTATTGAGGCGCGCATTGTCCATTTATGAAAAATCCTTTGGACCCGAAAGCCTGTATGCGGCCGACATGCATTACGTGCTATCTGAATATTATCTTCAAAAAAGAAATCACCAGGACTCGGATCGTCATTTCTCAATATTTGCCGATATATATTTAAGATCTCTCGAAGAAAACGCTTTCGATTTATTGGCCGTCTACAATCTTTTGGCTAGTCGGCTTATCGCCAAAGGCGAATACCCCAATGCACTTTCAATGTACCGAAAGTCCCTGGAGATCAATGAAAGATGCATGGGACATGATAGCGATCATGTGGCCATCAACCTCAGCGGTATTGCTCGCGCACTTGAAGGGATGCGCGCATATGATGATGCCGAGGTCAACCTGAGGCAAGCGATTGAGATAAGGGAAAGAATAGCGGGCGCAGAATCGGAGGGCGTGGCCATTTATCTCGTCCAGCTGGCAGGCTTGTATCGTGCCAATGGGCGTTTCGAGGAGGCGGAAGAGCTTTATGCCCGTGTGGCGACCATAAACGCAAAACAAAGGAAATGACAATCAATTGTGCAGTCCGCCGATATATATTTTCGATGGGCTACCGCTGCCACTCGCCCCGCTTCCGACGCCCGATTCGGAGCACAAAGACCTGCCACGCGATATTTGATCGCGGCCAAAAACTTTGAAGCCGTACAGGAATCTCACATGAGCAGCAATGTCTCGAAAGACAGCGGAAACAACGTGTATGCGCCACCGGCTGCGCGCATAGGCACATCGGCTACGCTCCCCGATGTATCGGACGCGCCTTTTTATATCGTCTCAAGCCCGAAGATGCTGATCCTCTTCTTCGCCACTGCAGGCTGGTATACATTCTATTGGTTCTGGCGGCACTGGAGTTGCTATAAGGCCAGAACAAACCACGATATATGGCCTATGCCGCGGGCCTTTTTTTCTATATTCACTGCGCACACCCTGAATGAATTGATCGCATCAAGAATCAAAAAAAACAATGTCGGGTACGTTTGGTCTCCAGGTTTTTGGGCGAGTCTTTACGTGCTGGCAGCCATCGAACAGCCTTTTGCAATATTGCTTGCGCGATACTACTTGTCGCCAACATTGTCCCTGGTCGTCAACGTAATCGGTATGGCGCTGGCGGGTCTTGCGCTTTTGCAGACGCAAAGAGCAGCAAATCGCGCTTGCGGGGATGCCGCGGGCGCAACGAATAGGCGAATCACGGCGTCTAATGTGTTATGGATCGTGATCGGCATGGCGCTTTGGATTTACTCCATTCTCACAATAATTCCCCATGAATTTATGTGGATGACGGATCAGTAATATTATGCTGGTCGCTGCCTGCGGTTTCTCGGCGATCATCGTGCGCCAAGGCGTAGTTATCGATTAAGCCGGGCGATGCAGATAACAGGAAAATGTGCATGGCCCTTCCTCAGCCTCCTAAGCACGATCGACATCACGATCTCCAGCTTCTGCGTGATCTCCAGATCGCAAACGAAAAGACACTGTGCGAGCATGGCCCATTGCCGCCCGGCGGCTTGCCCGTGCGGCCCAAACGCAAGCCCAACCTACCCAAGCCCGCCGCCCCAATACAGGCGGCGGTTGCAGTAGACGACATTCCCATCGATCCAAAGGGTGCTGAAATGTTTATTCTCGGAAAGCTATTCAAGAAAAAAGTGCCGCGCGAGCCGTGGCCGCTGCGGTTCGACAGGTTTAGCTTTGATGCGCGGTGCTATCACACGCTGCGCTGTCGCGTTATTTTCTCCAAAGCTAATCTAGTGCAAGAAAAAGACGATATTGAACCGTCAGGTGAGCCATATTCACCTGACTGGAAAGAGCATTGGACCGCTGGATACATCGTTTCGAAAGAGGACGTTTTCCCGCCCCCCATTGAAATATGGTGGACAGCTATGGATGGCGTTAGACGAAACACGAAGGTCGATCTGGAAAAAATTTTTCCAGATCGACTGATTCTGCATAACGCGCAAGAGCATGAGGTCAAGGATGGGTGGGGCCTGGAGGATCGATCACGTGATGTTGACATCCTTCTCGAAGTCAATGACCGCACGATCAATGTGTACATGCGCGGTCTGGTGGAACTGAAGCAGCCCCGTGACCCGGCGGTCAGGAACAGCGATAGGCTGCGCGACCTGATGCTGGCGTGGACCCAAACCTTTTGACTCGTGGAGAGCCGTGATGGCGTTCGTCAATGAATACGTGTCCGCCGAGGATATCGAGACTTATGGGCTTGGCAAGGCGTATTTCGCCGCGTATCCGGGCGAGAAGACGCTGCCGGAGAATTACGCCCCGCAATGGACCATCGATCGGGAGCGAAACATCATCCTCAGACAGATACGTGGCTCGAATCCTGCCCGTGATGGCGACTACTGGATCGAATTCAGTCTGCAGGTCGACGGCAAGCGCTATCTCATCAAGGTGGGCATCGGAAAAGGGTCCGGCACGCTGAGCGCTTCGCCGTATATCGTGGCGTGGAGCGGCATCGTCGATTTCCAACCGTCCGACACCAGCGACGAGGAACGCCGGGCTGCGCTGTCCGTCCTGAAAGAAGCCCTCACGGCGAGGGGCTACGACGGGGCCAGAAAGCAGATCGACAACACCATCGTGACTTTCGGTTTCTAGTCGGGGCGCTTATGGACATTTCCCTGACCGAGGCCAATGCGTTGCTTGAACAGGCCCAATCCGCGGACGACTTGAGGGACATCGTTCGACGGCTGGCGGTCCGCGCGGACGGGGCGCTGACCATCCTCTACAGCGGGAAGACCGCCGAAGGGGTGTGGTCGTCGGATGTGGTCAACGGGCTGATGAGGGCGGGCGAGGACATCCGCGTCCTCGACAACACGGAGGCGTTCCGCTTCCTGGACATCTTCTCGCCCGACAAGGCGAACAGGCCGCTGGCCGATGCGCTGGAACGTATCTACGGCACCAACCCGAGGGACCCGGGCACATCGGCGAACCAGTTCCTGTTCGGCACGGTCGGCCCGGACGGCCAGCGCGTCGCGGATGGGGCTTGGGACATCGTCTCGGCCCGGTTCGCGGCCGAGACGGTGGGCGAGGTGCGGACCATCACCAGCTTCGCCCAGCCGGACCGCGTGTTCGCGGCCAGCGAGCTGCCGCGCGTGCTGGCGAACGAGCGGGTGACCACCATCGAAGACATCGACCGCCTCCACCTGGCCAACCTGCAGGCCGACCGCGGCGGCCACGCGGCGTTCGAGGCGGTGCAGGCGCGGTCCTATGAGAACGTGGGCAAATTGAATGTGGCCGTCAATTATGCCGGCATGCCACTCACAGGCGATGCCGGTGAGCTGCTGATCGACAGCCGCGCCTACTTCACGGGCACGGCCGTGGCGGCGCAGCCGCCGGCGTTCACCGTGGTGACCCGGCCGCTGGCCGACCGCATGGCCGCGCCCAGCGACTACGCGCAGGCCGGCATGGGCCACCTGGAGAGCCTTCGGACGCCGCCGGCGTTGCCACAGCCGAATCCCGCCTCCGCGCCCAGGTCCCTGATCGGGCGGACGCTCGACGGGCTGGACGACAGCATGGCAAACGCCTGGTCTGGCAAGACGCGGGTCAGGTTGGATGCGGACGGGCTGCCCTACGACGATGTGCCGCACGACATCGCCAGCCGCGAGCAGTTGCAGAGCTACGAGCGCGCGGCGGCGCAGATGCGCGAGTTCAAGGTGCCGGCGCTGTGGGACCGCAAGGACCCGCATTCCTACATGTTATTTGGCCTGCTGGATGGCACTGGCAATGATGTCGAGAAAGACCCGCTGCATGCGACCAATGTTGCCAAGCTGAGAGACGCCATATTCGGGCTGAAGAAATCTGGTATTCAAAATATTGACGTTGTTTATAAGGAGGGCCCGGGGACTCAATCGAGTTTTTTTGATAATACTGTCGATGGCGCTACGGGTCGCACCTCACTCGCACGCGCCGAAGACATGTATGCGAGGTTAGCAAAGCGCGTCGACGAAATACTCATGGCCGACCCGCAGGCCAGGATCAGCACCCACCTCGAAGGCTTCAGCCGGGGCGCCAGCACGGTACCGCTGCTGGCGCGGATGATCCACGAACGCGGCTTCCCCGACCCGACGAGCGCGGTCGAATCGCTCGACGAGCAGGGCAATACGGTCAGGACCCATACGCGGTATCACATTGCGCCCGGGCAGATGCCTATGTCGGTGGGCTTGTACGACCCGGTGCCGACCGGCTACCTGCAGGACTTCTTCGACCGCCGTCTGCCGCCTTCGGTGGTATCCGGCTTCCAGGTCAATGCGGCGGACGAAAAGCGCGGCCTGTTCCCGGTGGACCGCATCATCCCCGAAGGGCACTCCGCGGACGGACGGTTCTTCAGCGTGACGGTGGCGGGCGCGCATTCGGACGTGGGCGGCAGCTACTTCCGCGGCGGCCTGGCCGACCGCAGCCTGAACCTGATGACCGACTACCGCAATGCGCTGCTGGGCGAGCCCGTGTTCGCGCGGGTGCACGAAACCACCGACATGCGGATGAACGTCGTCCACCATTCGACCGAGGGCAATACGCTGTTCCGCAGCTGGCCGAAGATCGACCGCATGACGCCGGCCGGCGAGGTGAGGGCGCTGGCGCCGGACTACGCCCACCTCGCCCAGCCGGGCCAGGTGGTCCACCTGCCGGACCAGACGCCCGAACCGGCCGGCGCCATGACCCGCCGCCTGCAGGCGCAGGCCCGCCCGGTGGAGCGCACGCCGCATGTCGGCCCGCCCGAGCAGGCCGGCGCCGAGGGGCTGATGGCGCGCCTGGCGCGCGACGAGAAGACCGTCGTCCTGCCCTACGACCCCGAAGCGATCACGCGGGCCAGGGCACGGTGGTCTGCGTTGGGTGGCGTCGCCGTCGAAGTGGGGCTGACCGGCTACGAGTGGCTGCAGACCCGTGAACGCGCGCAGGTGTTCAAGAACACCCTGGGCAACGAGACCGCGAAGGACGCGGCCTATGACCGCCAGATCGCACAGACCACGGGCGTCTTGGTAGGAGGCGTGGCCGCGACCACGACGGCCGCCGCGATGGGCATGAGCACGGGTGGTGCCGCCACGCTGGCGATGGGTGAGGCCTACCTGTTCGGGAAAGCCTTCGAGCGCGGCGTGGATTGGTGGCAGAACTACGGCATCGTCAACATCCGCAGCGAGGGCGTGGACTGGGAATACAAACGCGGCCAGTGGGTCCGCGAAGACCTGCGCGCCGACCTGGTGGACGATGGTCGCGAGGTGCTACGGAAGCAGGAGTTCGCCGCCCAGCCCGACAAGCACCGGGAGCTGAGCGCGACCGCCAGTGCCCGGGCGGTGGAGCTGGCTCTGGGCGAGGTGCCCACGCCGCGCAACCCCTTTGTGCAGCCGGCAAACGACAGCGACATGCACAGCCTGCGCACACGGGACTGGGTGTATCAGGCGGACACCGGCAAATGGATGCGCGAGGTGGTTCTGGACGAGGACCATCGCGGTGTCGCGAACAAGTTCGAGACGATCACGGCCCCGCCCGAGCGGGCCGCGGAGCTGAGCGCGCAGGCGGTGCAGACCATCGACAGCAATCTGCGCGCCGGCCCGGCCGAGATCGCGGCGCGCTATGAAGTGGGGCACAAGCTGTACGGCTACGACCAGACGCCCAACCCGCAGATACCCAGGGCTGTGACCGTCGCCCTCGATCCGGATCTGCTGCAGGCCTCCGACGGCAAGCACTACCGCCGCGACCCGGACAGCGGATGGACACATCAGGGCGCACCGGCCGACGCCCAGCGGACGCTGGAGCTGGAGCTGACCCGCAGCCGGCTGACGCAGGCGCTGGACGAGCATCGGCAACATCTGGCGCGAATCCCCGACTGGACCCCGCCCACCCCCGAACAGGCCGACCGCGGGCTGCTGCGCACCGCCTACCGCAATCACGGTATCGACCGCGAAGTCCAGCCGGAGCTGTTCGAGGCGAGCTATCTGGCGGTGCAGCGGACGCGTGCCGCGGCCGGGGTCGGCCCGGAGAACACCGTCACCGTGCTGGGCACGGATGCCAGCGGGCGCTACTCGCCGGACAG